TTGAGATGTATAACTGAACAAGAGAGGAAGACTTATGAGACTATACAAAAACTCTGAGGGTGTATGGGCAGGTACACAAGCTGATGCACGTAAGATGTGTGGCAAGACTTATAGTACTGTCGATGTACCAACCGACAAGCCTAACCTATTAAAGTTCCTTAACCTCAATCAGGTTGGCTCCTATACTAGTAACGATAAGCAAGTTACTATTACAGGAGAGATTGATACCTCAAACAAAAGTGCAATGTCTTGGATACGATGGAGCCACGACTGTATGTGCAGAGGACAGTATGAAGATGCAAAAGAAATGCTAAGAAAAGGATTGGAGTTAGCAAGAGATGGTAAAGAAAGCACCTGAGAAGTTAAATATAGAGGTAACGTTATCTAGTGAGAACTCATGTTACTTAGGTATAAAGGACTACATTATATACGTAGAGGTGAGTCAAGCTACAGAGGATAAACCCCTCGTAAGTTTTTGGAAGAAAGGATGGAAAGATGATAGAGCTGTTACTCTCAGTCATTGAAGAACCTAATCAGATACACAAGTATTGTATGTCCAAGCATGATCACTGGACAGGCAGAGCCGCATGTGTACAAGAGCTACGACATGCCCAGCGCAAGCTAGAGGTAGAAAGACTACGACAGTTCTTGAAAGAGAACCCACACTACAAGTACCCAGGCATGGCATTGCCTAACGGAAAGATAAAACCTCTTGACGTTTGCTGGGGATCTGATAAAACTTATTACATAGGAAGTGACAAACAGAAGAGGAGTAAGTGCTGATGTCATATGAAGTATGGTTTGGAGAGAATGGCAAGTGGTTTGGTTACCACTCATTCAAATATAAAATGGATGCCAAACGGTATAAAGAAAGATACCAAAAAATGTTCAAGAGTTTAACTGTAGAGATACGGAGGAGAGTACATGCGAGTTAGTCCTGATGGATGGCGATACAAAGTCACACCCATAGACAGGGTGATCAACGACTGTAGACGCAGAGCAGACGATGCTTGGTGGGATGGCAATGATGAAGAAGCTAGACTACACGAGCAAGAACAGAAGCTATACGAGAAGGATAAAGAGGAGGGTGTACTTTGGGTTCCGAACTTTTAGCGGCGGCGTTTCCAATTATAATATCAGTGGGCTGGACAATAGGTTTTGTCCTGTTATGGATTGCACATGCAAGAGGAAAGTGACAATGCACAAGATAAGAATGCGCCTTTTGATGATGTCACACATTGGGTGGGTAACCTACCTGACAAGGATAATGATAGTACTAAGCGTACTCTTAAACGTTATTCTTGGTGGCAGACTCAATCAAACATTCTCCGCAAGAAACTGGGAATGGAAACGAAACGGAAAAAATAATCTAGTGCGACTATTGGACGCATTGCTAGGTGATGGTCACTGTAGTAGATCATGGGCATACTGGAAGGTAAGGAGGAAATGGTAATGAATATCCCGAAGCATAACGCTACGTTGGAAGAGGTGATAGACTTCTACCGTAGCTCTGATGTATATCGTAGGTTGTCCTCCTCCTCACAAAAAGACTACGATAACCACTTGTCAGCTACACTCACTACTGAGGTAGAGGGCAAGATGCTTCGGGCATATCGCTGTAAGAACCTGAAGGTTCGACACATAACACAAGCATACGAGCAATGGCTAACAGTTGGTACACGTACTGCCAACTACAGACGCAGTGTCCTTTCTGCTGCGTGGAAACATGCCATGCGACATGATGTGTTCATTCACAATCCAATCTCTTTGGTGCAGACCGTCACTGAGAAACCAAGGAGAGTACACTGGACACGTGAACAAGTGTCAATCTTTCTTGACACAGCTTACAGCGACTTTCGCTGGCGTAGCATTGGCTTGATTGTGCATATGGCATACGACTGGGGTCAACGTGTAGGAGATGTTCGACTTCTTACATGGAATAGTTTAGACTTAAACGAATGCAGAATAGATATGACACAAAGCAAACGTAATGCAGAAATACATCTCCCTATATCGCAGGGTTTGTGTGCCATGCTACGTCAGCAGAAGGAGGAGTTTGGCTTTCAAGAGTACGTAGTACCGAGAGTAAAGCCTAGAGCAGGAGCATATACACCCTATGACAAAGAAGAAATCTCGTTACATATCAATAAGATCCTGGAAGAAGCTAATCTACCTAAAGAGCTTACGGCTATGGATTTACGTAGGACAGCGGTCACAGAAATGATGGAAGGTGGTGTTGACTTGGCAGGTATTATGCAAGTGACAGGACACCAGAATGCCGCATCAGTCAAGCCTTACATGGTCAACACATTCAGTGGTGCAAGCAAGGCACTAGCGGCAAGGGGTAAGCAAGATGAAGATGCGTGAGTTGATTGACAATCTTAATCTCAAGGATGGTGAGAGACACAGAGGTGACTGCCCTGAGTGCCGAGGTAGAAATACATTTACCGTTGCCAATATATTTGGTGAGATAAAGTACAACTGTTTCAAGTTAGGCTGTAGAGTTGGTGGTATATACGACACTGGCATGACAGCAGCAGAGATATTCCTACGCATGAGTGAGCAACAGTTTCAACGTGCGTATACAAACATAACGAAAGCGAAGGAGAGTATGGAGATACCTGAATATGTAGTTACACCAAAGTCATCGCACACTAAGTACCAACGCTATGTAAAACGATGGGGCATAGCAATAGGTCAGACCATGTATGATGTAAAAGATGAACGTGTTGTCTTTCCTATCAAGCATGATGGTAGGATAGTTGACGCTGTGGGTAGAGCAGTAGGTAAAAAACAGCACCCCAAGTGGTATCGCTACACAGGCGAGGCAGACTATTATACAATAGGTGAATCTAAAACTTTGCTGATTGTTGAAGATGTAGTCTCTGCTATTATTGCATTCCAAGAAATACCGTACCTCACAGCTATGGCTATCTTGGGGACAAGCTTAAATCCCAAGCACATGGAAAAGATAGGAGAGTACGACAAAGTAATCATAGCCCTTGACCCTGACGCTATTGGTAAGACAGTTGAGTATCGCAGAGAGATAGAACTGTGGACAGGACGCAAGACAATAGCAATGAATCTAATAGACGACATAAAGTATCGTGAGTTTGAAGATATGGAAAAACTAAAGGAGTTGGTAAATGAAACTAGCAGTAGTAATTGACGTGGACGGAGATATAATGTATGTACCAGAGGGTAAAGTGTTTCCAAACTTTCCAAAGCCAAAGGTATTTGACAATATTGCAGACGCAGAGGAGGAACGTGACAAGTGGAACACTGGTATAATTGTTGACCTCGATGACAACAACAAGACTGTACCCACAATCAGGTCATTCGATGATGAGGAAAGAAGAAGAGCGAAGGAACGAGAGGAGATGAACAAAGATGATGGAACTAGCACTGGTCAAGACTCTACTCAATAGAGAGTTTTATGACAAACACAAGGGTGTGCATTGCCCTGAACGTATCTTCAGTAAGGATGTGCGTAAGATAAAGCAAGCGTTGGATACAGCTATGGAGACATACGATGGTGACCTGTCTGTGTCTGACTTACAGGCTGTGTTCAATCGCATGAATGCAAGTATGACTACATCCACAAAGACAGCATATGAAGATTTGTTTAAGCGTATCAACATAGCTGAACCTATCAAAAGTGAGATAGCAAAGGATACATTGTCTCAGTTGTTTCAGCAACACGTGGGTGACCTTGTAGCTAACCTTGGTTTTAATTTTGTGAACGGTACAGAAAATACCCTTGAACCATTACGTAAAATATTAGAGGAATATAAAGATGACTTTACTCCAAATACACGTATCGAGTGGGATGATCACAGTTTTGATACTGTGCTTGCTTTATCTCAGCAAGAAGCCAGATGGAAAATTAACATCCCTCCCCTGGCTGATAGGGTGGAAGGAATCAGTGGCGGTCATTTCATTGTGGTTGGTGCTAGACCTAATTCTGGTAAGACTTCTTTTCATTCCTCACTTGTAGCAGCAGAGGGTGGCTTCGCACATCAGGGTGCTAAATGTATATTGCTTACAAATGAAGAAGCATATAATCGTGTAGTTTTACGTTATATAGGTGCATCATCAAAGATGTGTATCAAAGAAGAGCTACCAAGAAATATACCACTGGCTCAAGCTAGATATAAACCTGTGGCTGATAAAATAAAGATTAAAGATTCAACTGGCAAAAACATGGACTGGGTTGAGTCTGTAGTAAAGCAAGAAAGACCTGACATTGTTATACTGGACATGGGAGATAAGTTTGCTACACCGACTACTGATCGCCCAGATATAACTCTTAGGATTGCTGCGATACACGCACGTAACATAGCAAAAGAATATAACTGTGCTGTGTTTTGGATGTCACAATTATCTGCTGAAGCACAAGACAGGGTTGCCCCTAACATGTCAATGCTAGAGGGTAGTAAAACAGGCAAAGCTGCTGAAGCTGACCTAATGATACTAATTGGTATGGCTGCTGAAACAGAGGGTGAAGAGCAAAATAGTATGCGGTATATTAACGTAGCAAAAAATAAACTTACTGGATGGCATGGTAAAATACCAGCTATGCTTGATGTGAAGCGTGGTATATATAAAAGATGAGATTAGTATTAGATGTAGAGAACACCGTCACCAAGCGTGACGATAAGGTTCACCTCGATCCTTTCGAGCCTGGTAATCACTTGGTGCAGGTAGGTATGCTGAATGCTGATGATCCTAAAGCTACCTTCACTATTAAGACACTGGATCACAATGAACTCACAGACTTCACAGGCTTTCAGTCACTGGATATACAGTGGACGCTGGACAATACCAAGCTACTCATTATGCACAACGCACAGCATGACTTGATGTGGCTGTGGGAGTGTGGCTACAAGTATGACGGTGACATCTATGACACCATGCTTGCTGAGTATATACTAGATCGTGGACAGAGAAATGGCTTAAGCTTAGAGGCTTGTGCAGAACGTAGACAACTAGGAGTACAGAAGGATGATACACTCAAGAAATATTTTAAGGAAGGTAAGAATACAAATGAAATACCTTTGCAAGAACTTTGTCATTATCTCAAGCATGACTTGTTTACTACTTGCGAGTTGTTCCATGCCCAAGAAAGAGACTTTTCACTTCCCGAAGCGTCTTCCCTTAGTACAGTCAAAAGAGTTACCTTCAATACCTGCAAAACCCTTACCGAAATCTATATGGCAGGATTCAAAGTCGATCTTCAAGAGTTGGAGCGAGTAGCAAAGGAGTTTGAGAATGAGAAAGCGGAGATTGAAACAAGGCTGCAAAAGAAAGTCAGGGAACTTATGGGCGACACTCCGATCAACCTACGCTCACCTGAACAGAAGTCGCAAGTCCTCTTCAGCAGAAGGGTACATGACAAAAAAGAATGGTCTGATCTCTTCGAGTTCACACAGACACAAGAAGAGTTTAAGGATGCCGTTGCAGCCAACTCGTCACCGATCTACAGGACTACGGCATACACCTGTCCTACTTGCGAGGGGCAGGGTAAAGTATACCGACTTAAAAAAGATGGAACAAAGTTTGCTAGACCTAATAAATGCAAAGATTGTGATGCGAAAGGATACAAACTAAAAGAGGGCAAGCAAGTAGCAGGGCTACGCTTTACTGCACCCAGTAAGAAGTGGGTCAGTGCCAATGGATTTAACACAGGAAAGGATGAACTAGATGTACTATCTGCGACTGCTAGGAACAATAGAATGGACGAGGCTCTTAGTTTCATTTCTGATCTTAAACGCCATAATGCTGTTAGCTCTTACCTATCTTCTTTTGTCAACGGAATACGTGCCTATACAAAACCCAATGGATTCCTGCACGTTGGACTCACCCAACACATTACAGCTACTGGACGTTTCAGTGGACGCAATCCAAACATGCAGAACATGCCAAGAGGAGGCACGTTTCCTGTAAAAAAAGTATTCGTATCAAGATTTGACAATGGTTTAATAATGGAGGCCGATTTTGCACAACTCGAATTTAGGACAGCAGCGTTCTTGGCACAGGATGAAACAGCGATGGGAGAAATCGCAACTGGTTTCGATGTACATGCTTACACAGCAAAAGTTATCACTGATGCAGGACAACCAACATCACGTCAAGAAGCTAAAGAACACACGTTCGCTCCGCTCTTTGGAGCAAGTGGTTATGGACGCACGAAAGCTGAAGCAACCTACTACACCCACTTCAACGAAAAGTATAAAGGCATAGCCAAGTGGCACAAGCAGTTAGGCGAGGAGGCACTACGCTTCTTAAAGATAACAAATGTATCAGGCAGACAGTATGCTTTTCCTGATGTGACAAGACGTAGCAGTGGCACACCAACGCACTTTACTATGATAAAGAATTACCCAGTGCAGGGCTTTGCTACAGGCGATGTAGTACCAGTGATACTTAATGAAATGCATGAACGTTTGCGGCCTATGCAGTCGTGTTTAGTTAATACTGTACACGATTCTATGGTGGTTGATGTGCATCCTGATGAGAAAGACCTAGTAATATCACTGGTGTGGACACTTAACCAGGATTTAAATCATATAATAGGAGAAACATATGGACTACACATGAAAGGCTGCGCTTTCGGGCATAAAGATTTAAATGTGCCTATGCTTTTAGAAGCAAAAATAGGAAAAAACTGGCTTGACACAGTTGATATATAGTGTATAACTAAAGCTCTTTAACTCTATGAAAAGGATATAGAATGAGTAATGAACTAGCAATAGCAACAGAGCGTGGTAAATCAATGGCAGAACTAATGGGAGTGTCGTCTGCACCCTCACAGGATCTCATGCCAACGATAGCACGTTTATCACTACAGCAAATGCAACCTATTATGGGTGAAGTAGAACTCAATGGTAAGAAGATAAAGACCGAGGTAGTACCTATTGGCTCGTTCAAGCTGGATACTGGAGATAAAACAGTATACAGTGAGACTGCTACGGTACGTGTCTTTGCCCAGCGCAAACAACTACAACGCTGGAATAGTGAGACAGAAGAGATGGAAAAGTCTGTGATGGCTAACGACACCAATGGCGACTTGAAAGATAGCATTGGTGGTTTCAACTTAGGCAGACCAGCAGGTTACATCCAAGACTTTGAGTCTTTACCTGAAGAAACCAAGCAGCTTATACGTTCAGTAAAGCTTGTTAGTGTTATATATGGCACAGTTACAATGAAGAACCCTATAAACAACGAGGGTACAACTGTGGCTGACATAGAAGACGTGCCATTTGTTATGGACATCAAGAACAACGATAGTAAGAAAAGTATTAATGGTGTGATGAATCACCTTAAAAAGAAAAAATTACTACCTATTATGTCCACAATAGAACTTGAAGGTATTACTGGTACGGTAGCCAGTGGTGCTAAGTTTGGTAAGATAAGTGCTAAATTAGGTACGCCTTGTGAGATAAGTGGCACAGACAATGACACACTCAAAGACTTTATTGAACTAATTGAGTATAACAATGGCAGGATTCTTGACCTACACCATGAACGTGCTAAAGCTGATACAGATGGTGACACAGAGCTTGTCGAGGCTATTCTCAATAATGACTTTGTTGAGGTTGACGAGTAATGGGTAAAGAGTCTAACCACTGG